GGTTCTCAAATTCTTTTTGTAGATCCTGAACATGCTTTTCATTAACAGTAAAGTTAATATTAAGGTCTTTAAGTTGAGTAGATAATTTTCTCTCAAAATTCATAACAGTAGGAACTACTGTATTTTTCATTTCCTCATAATACTTAGAAGTACTAGTATCTAAGTTCTCTTGTAATTCTAAGATCTCATTAGATAAAGTTTCTTCTACTTGATTAATTCTCTTCTCATAATTTTCTAACTTCTTATTTTCATTAATTTCTCTTTGTTTAAAATCTTTCTGGAGAGTATCATAGGTTGATGATAATGAAGTCAGATCCTCAAGTAAATCCTCAATCTCTTCAGTTTTCTTAAGTAAATTCTTATCAAGTTCTATCTCTTTATTATCAACTCTTTCCTGAAGATTCTCAACACTCTTATTAATAAGAGAAATCCTTACACCCATTTCATTTGATATCTCTTTAACTTCCTTTTCGGTTTTTACTTTAGTTTCTATTAAAAGACTCTTATACTTAGGAACTTCCTCACCAACAAATTCATTAAATTTTTCTTTTATATCATTAATATTAGATTGATACTGTTCCTCAATCTCTTTAGCAGTATCACTCACATGAGAAATTCTTTCCTCTACATTTACTTGAGTATCAGCAAAGAATTTTTTATATGATGGTAAAACCTTTTCTATTAAATTTTCTACTTTTTTACCAATACCTTTAACTTCTTCCTTGACTGAAGAAACTTTCTTCTCATTAAGGGAATCAATATTTTTAGTTACTTGAGCAAGATTAGATTGTATTTCTTTATGAACACCCTCAACCTGAGATGTTAAATCTTCTTTAAAATTATTAAACCTACTATCAACTCTAGTCTCAGAATCTACAATTAATGTTTTATATGCAGGTACTTCTACACCTATAAAATCATTTACAGTTTCTGATAGAGAAGCAAAATCTTTTTTAATTTCTAAGACACTCTTAGAATTTAAGGTTTTTACTTTATCCTGAACATTCTTTATTGACTCTTCTACAAAGAAAAGATGTGCCGTCATGGCTTCATCAAGATCTTCCTGCTTAATAAGAGCATCAATATTTTCCTTTATCTCTTCTACATTCTGAGATAACAGTTGTACTTTCTGAACATTATTCTCAAAACTATCAAACTTATTAGTAAAATCTGAAATGGATTGTATATGATTTAAATTAGTCTTAAAGACATTAAATGCTTCAGATAGATTTTCTATTTTTTCAGGTGCAGCAATATTAAGACCTTCCTTAACTTCATCCATAGAAGTAGAAGGATTCTTTATATAAAATTCTGATGGCTTCTTAAGTGGCACTTTAATAGACCCTATCCATAGTTATATTTATTTCAGTCCTTTTTGGAGGCTTTTTGTTCTCCCTTAATTAACTTTGCTAAATCTGCAGTAGACCCTACAAAAAGAGCATTAGTAACGTTGGTTGGACCTTTTTTAGTATCTTCTTCATTAACATCTTTAAGTTTTTTCTGAAGATCTATTAGTTTATCAGTTGCATCAGAAACACTTTTAATTAATTGCCCTGCAACTTCATATGCTCTGGGCATTTCACTTTCTTGAGCAATCTCAAGAATACCATTAATTGCTTCTTGCCCTTTCTCAATTATACTATAAAGATTACCTCTTGTATACTCATAATCTTTAGTAATATCATCTTTAGTTAATCTATCGGGTTTTTCCTTTGGAATTACTTCCGATTTTTCTTCCTTTACTACTTCCGCAGCAACATTAAAAGTTTTATCTAATTTATTAAATTCAGTTGTCATAATTAATCAGCAAATCCAGTAGTACTACCATCAAATCCAAAATCATCACCTTCTGGAATCAATGCATCATCAGCATCTGTAATAGATTTGACTGGATCTCCTTTTAGATGAGAAGCAATGGTTGTACCATCTTTACCTCTTTCTACATTGAGATCATTACCACTCTTACTCTTAACGAATATCTGTTCTCCACCTAGATCTAGATAACTTAGAGATGTGCTATTAGCAGTAATTCCACTGGCATCATCAACTTTAATTATGTCGTCAGCAATTTCTACATTTGCTGCAAGGTTGGTAAGAACAGTACCAGTGTAACTCTTAAGTGCTCTTGGAGTAGCAGAATACTGAATATCTCTTTCGGCTGATTTTGCACCACCAGCAAGATAGGTAACAGTTGCTTTTCTGATAATATCTTTGGTAGCAGCCTGAACAGGACCAAACATATAGGTCTTTGCTGTAAATCTTAAAGTATAAAGAAGAACTCTTCTTTGAGTAAAGTCCCCTTCATAATCATCCTGCATTGTAATATTTTCCAATACAATAGGAACATCTCTTTTTTCTTTAATAGAATCTACTAAATTAACTGTAACATTATAAGCAGGTTGGAAATAAGGAACTATCTGTTCTACAATCTGTAATGCATCATCATTTAACTTACACATAATAGCAAGTTCAAATTGCATATTGTAAGGAACTGGCATATATGCCTTTTTAGACTCACTTCCATCAGTAGGATCCTTTACTGTAAACTGTTGAGTAGTAGTTACCTTTCTTGCTGGATCATATGTAAGACCTGTAAACTCAAAAGACATACGTGGCAACGTAATTGCTGTTGCCTTATTAAGATCAGGAGTTTGCGTGAGTCTTGCTAGGAATTTCTGTGTGGGACCATAAGCTAAAGGAACTCTTATATCGCCACCATCTTGCTTAACGGTAATACCATTAAAAAGAGTACCGAAGGATATAATTGTCCTCCTCAAAATTTCGTTATAAAAATATTCAAACATTGTTATAGTCCTATTAAATTATATTTAGGGAGTACCGAATGGGTTCTGTTCTGTAAAGTCCAGTATAGCATCTGCTCTTGTTTCTATTTCTGTATTATCAGCAAATCCGTCGTCTAATGGATCTTCATCTTTAAGCCTTAGAACACGGGAAGCACTAGATGCTGTTCCAACAATAGTTTCTCCAATTATAAAGGTTCCAGTTACAGAACCAACCTCTAAAACATTAGTTCCAGCATCCCATGTTCTCATTCTTGCTTCTACTCCAGAAGTAGATCCTCTTACTATTTCATTAAAGATGTAATTACCCGTAGAATCAGTAGAAGGAGAAGAAATGGTAACAGAGATTGGAAGGTCACCAGCAGTATAACCAGCACCAGCATTAGTGTATCTAATAGATGTAACAGTACCTGCAGCACTTACTACAGCAACACCAGTAGCAGTTGTACCAATACCTGTATTAGTAAAGGATAGTGGAGTGTTAAATGTAACCGTTGGAGTAGATGTACTAAATCCACCACCACCATCAGTAACAGTTACAACACCCAATGTACCATCACCTATATGAACGGTTCCTATAAAGCCACTTCCTCCTGAATTATCAACAGCAGTTACTGCCATACCTGGAGCAACAGTGTATCCAGCACCTGGATTTACTATAACAATACTTTGGACTGACTTCATATTATTAGCAATATTCTTATTACAT